GGCCTCGAGATCACCGTGGGCGAAGACAGCGACGACTTCAGCAAGGCTCTGACCAGCGTGCGCGGCATCGTCACCTATGACGTAGCCGTCCGTCACCCCGAGAGCTTCGCTGCGATCCTCGACATCACCACCTGATAGGAGAGGGGGCCGGGCAACCGGCCCTTTTTTGATCTGATGAAAGTTCTTGTGAAGCGCAGCTGCTGCGCTGCTGGCGGTCACCTTGAAGAAGGCGGCACCTATGAACTGGACACGCAGGTGGCACAGCAGCTGATCCGCATGGGTCGCGCTGTTGAAGCGCCAGCTGAAGTGAAGGCCCCAGTGAAGAAGGCGAAGGCCAATGCCGCTGACTGAAGATCTCGGCGCATTTTTCAACGACTTCGGCGTCAGCTGCACGGCTGGCGCCGTTTCTGCGTTAGGCATCCTCGATATGCCTTCGCAGGTGCTGGTTGGCGATCAGGTGCTCAGCACTGACTACACGCTGACGGCCAAGGCTTCCGACTTTGGCAACCTGCTCTATGGCGACTCGATCACCGTGGCCGGTGTGGCTTACACGGTGAGGGAGGCCAGACTGATTGACGATGGCGCCATTGTTGAGCTCGGTCTCCAGAAACCATGACTGTTTACGGATCCTCCGGTGAGCTGAATCGGAACGTCTACCACTTTGCTGAGCTCACAGATCTGGGCTCAACCGAAGCTGTGATGGTGCATGGCTCGCACCTGACCTTTGTGCATCGCGTCACTGGCAATGTGACAATTCAGGATGAGGGATCGCTCGATGGCATCCACTGGTTCGCGATCGACACAGAGAAAGCGCACAACGAGAGCGGCACTGATGGGCACTTCTATGAAGGCCGCGCTGTGCAGTATGTGCGCTCCACGGTGACCAGCGTTAGCGGGACCGTTACCGTCAACATCAGCGTGATGTGCCACTGATGACCAAGCGCGAGCGAATCCTGGCGGCACTGCGCACTGCGTTGACTGGCACCGCTCAGGTTGGCACCAGGATCTACCGCAGCCGGGTGGAGCCCTTCACTCGCGGGGAGAGCCCGGCGATTGTGGTTGAGCCGGTGAACGACACGGCGCAGCAAAACACGGCGCTGCCAACGCTGGATTGGAGCCTCACGGTGCGGGTGGCGATCATTGTGCGCGGCAACGTGCCTGATCAGCTGGCCGATCCGATCGTGCAAAGCGCTCACGGCAAGATCATGGCCGATCTCACCCTTGGCGGTTACGCAATCGACGTGCAGCCCGCTGGCGTCACTTTTGAGATGATCGAAGCGGATCAGCCCGCTGGTGTCGTCAGCCTTGAGTATCTGGTGAGATACAGAACCAGCGTGGCAGATCTGACGATTTCGTGATGGCTACGATGGGATCAGATCCCCGGCGTTCAGAGCCGGTTACATCCTGCTGAGGCTGAGCAATGGCTCTGACACGCAAAGGCCTAATCGTTGCGGCCAAAGAATCAACCTACGGAACGGACGCTACCCCTGCTGGTGCGGATGCGATCAAGGTTGCCAACATCAACATCACACCGCTGCAGTCCGATGTGGTGAGCCGTGAGATCATCCGGCCCTTCCTCGGTAATGCAGAGCAGCTGCTGGCTAACCAGCGCGTTGAGATCACCTTCGATGTGGAGCTGACTGGCTCCGGCGCTGCAGGCACCGCACCGGCCTACGGCATCCTGCTGGAGGCCTGCGGCCTCGATGTGACCACGGTGGCTAGCACCAGCGTCACCTACAGCCCGCTCAGCGCCAGCTTCCCTTCAGCAACGATCTACTACTTCAACGATCAGATCCGCCACAAGCTGACCGGCGCACGCGGCAGCTTCACCATCAACGGCGAGGTGGGCCAGATCCCGACGATCAGCTTCACCTTCATGGGCATCTACAACGCCCCTGGCGATGTGACGCCACCGAGCACCACCTACAACGATCAGGCTGATCCGGTCATTTTCAAGGAGGGCAACACCACCGGCTTCCAGCTGTTCAGCTATGCCGGCTGCCTCCAGTCGTTCTCGATGGATCTGGCCAATGAGATGGTCTACCGGGAGCTGATCGGTTGCACCAAGGAGGTGCTGATCACCAACCGCGGGCCGAATGGCACCGTGGTGATCGAGGCCCCAACCATCACGGCGAAGGATTACTTCAGCGCTGCTGCTGGCCCTGACACCGGCAACCTGACCTTCCAGCATGGCCAGACCGCCGGCAACATCATCACCTTCAGCTCGCCGCAGACTGATCTGGGCAGCCCCACCTACAGCGATCAGGACGGCATCCAGATGCTGAACCTGCCATACATTGCCACTCCGACGGATGCAGGCAATGATGAGCTTGAGATTGAATTCACCTGATGGCTTTTGTCCTGAAGCAAGATGATCGGTTCACGTGGCCGATCAGCTTCGATGTGCCGGTTGATGGCGGCCGGCACCAACGCCAGACCTTTGATGGCGAGTTCATCCGGCTGAGCCAGTCACGCTTGCGTGAGCTTGGTGAGGCCATTCAGACCGAAGAGGCCAGCGATCAGGACATCGCCCGTGAGGTGCTGGTGGGCTGGGCTGGCATCACTGATGACGATGGCGAAGAGGTGCCCTTCAGCAAAGCTGCGCTCGAGCGTCTGCTCGACATCCCCATGCTGGCCACCGCGATCGTGACCACCTACTTCAAGAGCCTGCAGGGGGCCAAGGCAAAAAACTGATCGAGGCCGCCGAGCACTGGGCAGCCGGCGGCGTTGAGGATCACACGCAGGAGGATGCGGCTGCGCTTGGCGTGGCCTTGCCTGAACGTGAGGATACGAAGCACTTCGCGGTGCTGCCTGATAACTGGGAGTCGGTTCAGCTGTTCATGCGTTGCCAGACGCAGTGGCGAACGGGCATGGCCGGCCTGATTGGCCTGGATTATGGCGCCGTTCAGTGGCTCCTTAGACTCTATGAAGTAGAAGAGCCCCGCGCCGTTCTGGAGGATCTGCAGATCATGGAAGCGGCAGTTCTGAGCGTGGTTAGCAAGAGGAGCAAATAGATGGCGATGAATCTCGACGCGCTGCTGCGCATTAAGGCGGATGTTCAAGGAGAGAACAACATCCGCCGGCTTGGCAACTCCATGCAGGGAGTGACCGGCAAGGTCAACAACCTGAAGACGGCCGTTGGCGGCCTGAGCGCAAGCTTTAAGGCATTGGGTGCTGCGCTGGCAGTGGGCACCTTCACGGCGTTCATTAAGTCCGGCATCGACGTGGCTGATGCCATGGGCAAGGCCAGCACGCGAACGGGCGTGGCTGCTCAATCGCTGCTGGGAATGCAGAACGCTGCAGCGCTTGCTGATGTGACCAATGAGCAGCTGATCAAAGGGTTGACGAAACTGAACGTCAACATGGTCTCAGCGGCTGAAGGGAATGAGGAGCTGACAAAACGCTTCCAGCAGCTCGGCATCACAATCAAGAGAGAAGACGGCACACTCAAAAGCACAGACGAAGCCTTCCGCGAGATCGCTGATCGCTTCGCTGATATGCCCAATGGTGCGCAGAAAGCTGCCGCGGCCATGTCGCTGTTTGGCAAGTCTGGCGTTGAGCTGATCACCGTGTTGAACGGTGGTAGCAAGTCGTTTGATGAGTTCAATTACAAGCTGAGCGATGAGTTCGCGCAGCGCTCTGAGGTTTTCAACGACAGCATCACGAAGCTGGGCTTCAGGACGCAAGGCTTCCAGATGCAGTTGATGGATTCGCTGCTGCCGGCGCTGCAGACGATCATCGACGTTTTCTCTGAGATGTTCGATACAAAGCAGGATTGGACGGCACTCTTTGAGGTGATCAAAGGCGGCCTGCGAGCAGTCGCAACATTCATCTACGCCAACGTGGCGCTGTTTGGCGCCATGGCCCGCGGCGTGGTCGGCGCCTTCCAAGTGGTCAGCCAGGCTGTGCGAGGTGATTTCCAAGGGGCTTGGAACACCTTCACCAGCACTGTTAGCACTCAAGTTGACCAAGCCAAAAAGGACTTCGCCAGCTTGCAAAAGCTGTGGACTGATTCTTCTGCCCCTGGTGCTGTTGGCGGCACGCGTGGCTTTGATCTGCGCGATCTGCGTGAAGAACGCGAACGTGACGCAGCTGCAACCCGCGCCGCAACAGCAGAGCAGCGTGCCGCAGAGAAGGCCGCCAACGACTACAACAACGCCCTACTGCGCAGTGCTGAGCTGGCAGAGGATCTGAAGCGCCGCATCCGCGACGTGAACAGCGCCACGCAGGGGCTCGGTGAGACGGCACGCCAGGCGATCGATCGTGAATACCAGGAGGCGCTGAACAACATCGCCGATGAAGGCGAGCGGATCAAGAAGACGATCCTCGAGCTGCGCGATCTAAGCGGCGGCACGCTGATGTTCGAGGGCCTGGTGAATGCAGAAGGCACCGGCCTGGCGCAGCAGCTGCTCAACGCCATGGGCCAACAGGCCGACATTGATCGGATCCTGAAGCTGGGCCAACTGCAGGCCACTGAAGCGCAGCAGGCTGCCACCGAAGCAATGGAGGCGATGGATTTCAGTGTTGGCGATGGCTTTGCGGCTGGCCTCACCGACTCGATCGAGCAGGCCCGCGCTGGCCTGCAGGAACTGGTGAACCCGCTCAATGTGATCCGCGGTGCTGCTGAGGGCATGGGCCGCGCCTTCGGTGATTCTTTCCGCGGCTTGATCTCCGGCAGCATGAGCGCGAAGGAAGCGCTGGCCAGCTTCTTCCAGGCAACAGCTGATGCCTTCATGGATATGGCTGCGCAAATCATCACGCAGCTGATCACGATCACGATCCTCGAGTCGTTGTCCAGCATCTTCAGCAGCGCCAGCGGGCTGAGCGGTGCTGGTGCATTGGGATCTGGTGGGCCAGCAGTTACCAGCGTCTCTGGCACCAACATCTCGGCCGCTGGTCTTGGCTCAATCGGCACGCCTGGCAGCACCGCAGCTTTCAGCGGATTTGGTGTCGGCTTTCGCGCCAATGGTGGTTCAGTAATGGGCAACACGCCCTACATCGTTGGGGAGCGTGGTCCTGAGCTGTTCCTGCCTGCAGGCAGTGGCAGCGTGATGTCAAACTCTGCCACTCGTGCTGCATTGGCCCAGCAGACGACTGCACGCGGTGCCAGCGACACCAGAACAGCATTGGCCCAGCAGACGACTGCACGCGGTGCCAACGCTGTCAGCACCGCGCAGCAGCAGCCAATCGACGTGCGCTTTGAATCACAGGTGATCAATGGCGTCGAATATGTCACCGCTGAGCAGCACCAGCGCGGAATGGTGCAAGCTGCTGAGCGCGGCCGCGCCCTGGCCCTGTCTGCGCTGCAAAACAGCGTAAAAACTCGCAAGCGCGTGGGGATGGCCTGATGAGCACCTTTGCTTTTGTCAACTACTCCAGATTCCTCGAGGCTGATGGCACGCCAACGGCCTATGCCTACCAGAACTTTTCAATTAACCAATCGCGCACATACGGCGGTGTGACCTACCAGTTCGCACCATTCGCCTACACGCTGGGT